AGGGGAGTGGAGTTATTTAGATCAGGTTAAAAACCTAAAGAGTGTAGATATAGGCGACTTTCTTTTTACTGGTTTTTATAACCCAGAAAAATCTCGTCAAGACAAATACTTTTTAAGCGCCTTTTATAAAGAGCTTATGATTTTAAATGAGGTAATGGTCAGAGTAAGTCAAGCGGAAGCATCGAAATATCCTAGCTCTCAAAGAATGATTGACAATTTAATTTTAGCTGTTCAACACATCACAAATAGAGAGAAGGAGGTCTAAATGAAAGAGGAATTCAAGTTCGATATGAACTTTAGCGTTGAATTTTACAATGTTGAAGGATTTGGATTAAGTAAAGTTTATTTCAATCAAGGGATGACTGAAGGCTATGCAGTTATAGATTTTTCTACTGACGAGAGATGGGTAGCCCCAAAAGACGAAGCCGTTATATGGCTATTGAATCGCGGTTGCTCACAGACAACTCTTGAAAAATTATTTGAATTAAACGATGAAGGGGTTTAAATGAATACTGTAGATTTCTTACAGCTCTGGTTATCTATGCCCAGAGAAACCTATATAGGCGCACCATTACCTACGCCAGCTTTAACATTAGCAAGTGGTGAGGTTCTTTCAATACAAACTGGAGAGACTTTGTATTCTACTCCTAGAGAAAGAGTTGGTCCTTATAGTGAGGTAGAAGTATTTCCTTTTACTTGGGATGAAAAGGTTTATGGTAAAACTGAGGATGATTCCTCAAACCCTGTAGCAGCCTTTGTCAATATAGGAAAACTGGCGGGTTTAATTGATCAAAATGGTGGCATTGATGTTCCTGCTACTTTAAAAGAAATGGCAATATTTGAAGATGCTAGGAAAGAAAAAGAAAGGAGATCTAAATGACATTAAACAAAGAACAAAGAATTGCTTTGTATAAAAAGTGGATACAAAACAATCAAGGCATGACTTACATGCAGTTTAGAAGAACTGTTTTACCTTATCTTGGTTACGATGACGTAGCTATAGTTGAATGGTCTGGCATGTGGCTAGGAATTGAAACAGATGGATACACTCACTCATAACTAGGAGGTTTATTAATGGGATATTCACATTACTGGAGAATTTCAGAAGATATTTCAACAAATGTTTTTAAACGTATTCAGAATAAAGCAGTTGAATTTGCTACTTATTCTGATGTACCTGTAGAAATAGACATCAATACTCAACCAGCCAATCTATCATTGGCAATTAATGGAATTAATAGGGATGCCTATGAAACATTCTTTTTAACTCCAGGTTCAGTCAGTTTTGATTGCTGTAAAACAGGACAAAAACCTTATGACGAAATTGTAGTTGCTATATTGAATTATGCAGGACATGGACCTTTAACATGGTGGTCTGATGGGAATGCGTGGGATTTGATGAAGGGTAGAATTCTTTATCAAGTAGCATGGGCAGGACTGCCTGATAGTTTTACCTGTTCTGAAAGACCAGAAGATCTTAAAACAATTGCAAAAATGGAGGTTGTTAGTGATTAAACGGGCCAGATTAACCACAGAAAGTAGTATCGGTAAGGCAGGTATAAACTATTATCATATTGATTTACCTAATAGTCATACAACTGCTGAGTTTTGTTTTAGCACTAGCCTACCCAATATGGATGATAAGAAAATTATTGAATCCATTATTGTTCCTCAAGGTATGGAAGTGAGATACCTAGAAATATCTGCTGAATATGAAACAGTAGAGGATGCACTCTCTATACCTTTTAAAGCTAAACGATCTAATTTAATTAGTGAGATAAAAGATGAGGATTAAAATAATTGAAGATGTTGAACATCGTCAATGTATTTTCTGCAGTGAATGGGAAGTCAGTGGTTGTATGGATGATGATGGTGTATGTGATATGTGTAATGACAATGCAGATCAAGAGCCATTAGATTGGACAGGAGGAATACGATGAGTTGGGACGTAAGTGATAATGAAACTTTAAAAGATTTAATAGAATCTCAAAAGGATATTAATTCTAGCTTAAAAGATCTTATTGGATTACTTGATTTATTTCCTGATCGGTTAGCACAAGCATTGAGATTGGAGTTTAAAGAGCTGATTGAACAGGAAAGAAATATAGATACTTTTGAAGAGGACTATGATGAGCTATCAAGTTAGAGTAGAACTAGAGTTTGAAAAATATCCTACAGATGAAGATGTCTGGAACTATTTGAAGGCTCTTGCAGAAGATCAAAGCATAGCCTTTGAAGTAATTCCACCATTTGAACCACCATTTGATGATCCAAAAGCCAGATCAGGGAGATACTTTTAATGAGCTATCCTAAAACTGTTTGTCAAGTCACTGAATATGGACCTGATGAGAGGGGAATTAAACGATTAACCTTTCAAACAATGCAAGAATATATGAACTATCGCAAAGCCCAGCCTATTAATGTTTACTTTATTGATGCTGATGCTGACTATTCTGAGCTTGAAACATTATTTCAAACAAAAAATATGAAGATGGAATTTTAAGATGAGTAAAGATATTGATGATATTCAATCTACTCAAGAACAGATTGCTGAGTTCTTTGCCAATAATAAACCTACATCTCAAATCTTAGATGAGGAATTCAAGCAGCGAGGAAAAGATATTAAGAAGGACTTTGATGCTCCAGTGACTAGAAAGATTAAAGCTCTCTTAAGAAAAGCTAGTAAAAGAAGTTGGCATGTTATTAAAGATGAAGGAGAAAATCCCACAGGCTAGGGAACTCCAAGGGCAAGCGGTGATGTCCTCATAGATATGTAAAGGTCTAGTCTGTGTATTCATGAGCCAGTGCATATCATTCACCGCACTTAATAACTTTGGGAGGTTATATGAAAAAGAAACAAGTATTTAAACGAGTAGCAAAGCACTTACTAGCCCAGGATGAGGCTTGTGGAACTCGCTATGATTGTTGGTACAGGCATCCAAGCAGAGTGGAATTAAAGTGTGCGATTGGATGTTTGATTCCTGATAAATTCTACAGTGAAGAAATTGAAAATAAAACTGTTGAAGAGCCTATTGTTAAGGAAGTATTAAAGAAGTCTTTAAAGACTTCTTTTACATCATCTGATATAGCTTTGTTAAAAGATCTTCAAGATGTCCATGATTATCAAGATACAAAGGATTGGAGATGGAGATTAGATGCTTTAGCAATGTCTTGGTTTGATACGGATCTAATTGATATGGAGATATATGCAAATGAACAGCTTAATTAAAACAATTACTTTATTATTATTGTCAACTACTGTATCATCTGATGAAGTCTATGATCGAGAGACAGGAAAGTATTCTGAAATTAAAGAGGGTACTGTCACAGGTCAGGTTGAAATCTATGATTATGAAACTGCTACTTATAAATACTATGAGGTCACTGATGTTGATAGCTCATCAAGTATTCAAGAGGTAGAAGTTATAGATATAAACACTAATGACTACGAAATTTATGAAGTAGAAGAGAATTAACATGCAAGAATATGTAGTGTTAAAAGAACTATGGGTAGAGTTTTGTAGTAAATACACTGGTGATATGTATATAAGTAAGATAGCACATACAACTAAGGAGGTAGATAACGATAATATTAAAATAACATTTAATGATAACGAAGGTTATCAAATGTTATATAACTTTTTACAAACAAAAAAACATTAAGGAATAAATAATGAGTAAAACTATTTTAGATTTTCCCACTCGAAAGCCAGACATCTTTCCTGCAAATTATGGCGATGCTGATTTTGATTTAGATAAAGCACCTTTAACTTATTATGATTCTGAAGGCACTCTTCAAGTATCTTCTAAGCATGTCTTGTTTAGAACAGATACAGGCGAAGAGCTAGGTGTACATGGTAAGAACTATACCAAGGATCTACGCCAGCTTTCTTATAAGACTATGATTGATAATCAAAGAGAGGTTATTCGCTCCTCTGGTCTTAATACTACAGACATTAAAGAAACTATCTCTTTAGGCGGTGTCGGAGAGAAGTGCTTTGTTCAACATATCCTACCTAATGAAATGCTTAAAACTCCTGGTGGAGATAACGCTTCTATATCTTTCCTCGGAGTAAGCTCTCTGAACGGTGTGTGGCCTTTAAGTCTTTCAGTAGGGGCTAACCAGTGGGCTTGTCAAAACAACCAGATATTCACTTCTAATGCGTCTATGCTGTACCACAGTAAACACAACCTCCAATTAGATATTGACAGGGGCTATCGGTTAATTGCCGATTCAGTAGAAGTATTTAGTAAAGAGGTAGATCTCTGGCATAACTGGGCTGGTATTCCTGTTACCACAAGAGAAGCATTCATCTTGTTTGCTGAAGCTGCTAACTGTAAGTATGTTGCTGATTATATAAATGAACATGGCAAAGATCAGCTTAGTCCTCAAGCATTAATGTTAGAGAGCAAGGTCTATAACAATACTGCTTTAGTTTATATGTTTGATAAGTGGTTAACCCATTACAGGAATGTACTAGGTGATAACTACTGGGCTGCATATAACACATTAACTGATTGGTCTTCTCATGGTCCTCAATCTAAGCGAGGTAGACAGGTTAAAGGTAATAATATTGCTACTTTAAACCATAAAAGATCAGAAAGAGTACAAGAAGTTGTTGTAAATAACTTTAGATTAGCTGCATAGGAGGAGTTAAATGCCACTTACTGACGAAGAAAAAAGATTAAATGCTAGTAACTCTGCTAAAAGATGGAGAGATACACAGAAGATTTTATCTATTCCAAAACATGTAGAAGAAATTTTTGAAAATGAACGTAAAAAGTATGCAGAAACTTTACCTTTTCCCGTTAAAAGAGGTCAGTTTATAGCAGTTATTTTAGATCATTGGGTAAAAACTAATGGACACTCTTAAAGATAGAGAGTTCATTGAAGAAACTTTTACTAAGGTTATGGCTCACTCACTTATGGTGAGCCTTCCTAGTAAAACTGTTGTCGATACTTTCGTAGCTTATGCACTTTCAAGACTTCAACTAACCAATAGTGGAGTAGGTAAAGGCGGCAGAAAGTTAGATGAGCAGTATGTTTATGACTGTATCCCTGTATTTATGGATTGGTTACATGCCCATTCTAAAGAAGATGAAGTCTATGTTAAACGGCATATGGAGAGAGCTTAATGAATAGACTTGAAGAAATGCGTAAGCAAGTTAATGATTTTCATAAGAAACATCCTGAAGTCTGGAAGCTATTCGTACAGTTTGCCTTTCAGATGATTAATAGAGGCTACAAGAATTACTCTGCAAAAGCTGTATTTGAACGTATACGCTGGGAAAAAGATGTAGGTGGAGATGGTACAACACAATTTAAGTTAGGTAATAACCATCCTGCCTTTTATGCTAGACGTTTTATGAAAAAATACCCACAACATGCAGGGTTTTTTAGAACCAGGAAACAAATATCAGCAGATAAACTGGCTACTCACTTACCTGAAATTGGACCTGAAAGTGTTTGGTAGGTACTTGACAGCACTATATCTCAACAGTATTATTCAATTTATTGAGTTGTTGAGTCAAACGATCTATTCAGATCATTAACCCTTAAATTAAGAGGAAATAAAATATGCCTATTATAAAAGGTAAATCAATGTGGGCTTCAATCACAGCTCCTAATACAACTTATGAACCTGTATATTCAATCAACTTAGTTGTTGATGACAATACAGCTCAAGAGTTTTCAGATAATGGTTACACTGTAAAGAATAAAGCAGTTAGCTGGAGTGAGGAAGAACTTCCAACGATTGTTATTAAGCGCAAAGTTCAAGCCCCTTGGGGTGAAAGAGAAGCTCCTGAGTTGGTAAGTACAACTAGAGGTGATGATGGTAAATGGGAACCCTTGAATGTCAAAGTAGGCAATGGGTCAGATGTTAATGTTCAGTATAAAGAATGGGAGACTGAAAGGGCTGGTAATACTTATAAAGGTCTGGAGCTTATGAAAGTTCAAGTAGTTAATCTTATTCCTTATGAAGCTGATGAAGACTTTGATCCTTCTGAAGCAGAAGACTTTGGAGATGAGCTTTGAATTCTTACTATGAAGTAGGTGGTAAAAAGTTTGATCCTGCTAAATTCAATGATGAAGCGAAGAAATTATTCTTCGCTTTAATTGAAGCTAAAGGATCAATTAATGATAAAGAACAAAAGATTCGTAAATTACAAAACGATATTTATCTTGTCAAAAAAGGAGCTACTGCAATTACAACTGAATTAAATGCTCTTATTACTAATGATGCTTTAGTTGAAGAAGTAGTAGAAAATAAGGAGGATTCAAATGAGTAATATAGTCCCACCAGTATATAAAAAATTAACGAAAACAATGTTGACTAAAGGCAACCCAGATTGCTGGAAAGAGTTAAAAGCATTTGCTCGTTTGTTTGGTATAGATTTTGAAAAAGGAGAAAAGCAAGAGCTACCTTTATTCTTTGTTGACGGTACTGAAACCGTTATTAGATTTTATAAAGTAACTGGTAGTGGTGGTCGTAAAGACTGCAGATATAGTATTCCAGCAGGAGTATTAAACCAACAAGCTAAAGAAGGAGATACTATTGCGTTTAGTTTTAAACGTACTTCTGATGGAAAAGTTATGCTTGTTGCTAATGTAACTACTAACAAGGAGTATGAATATCTCACAGAAGATGAGATCAACTTCGGTTCAGCAATAGCTAGTTAGATTACTTAGGGAGGTAATATGGCTTTTGTAAAAACACACCAGCCCTGTCCATTATGTGACAGTACAAAGGCATGTAGCATTAACGATGATGGTAGTGCTAAATGCTTTAAGTGTGATAGTTGGATGGATAACTATAATGATCCACAAAGAGTTACAGAAGGAGGAAAAACTTGGACTCCTTCTAAGAAACCTATAACTTCACAACCCCCAACAGAAAAGGTAACTAATATAAAAACTCATTCATTTAAAGATAGCGAGTTGGATATTAAAAAATGTACCTTTAACCCATTAAAGGAGAGGGGATTAAGTCTAGATACTGCTAAGTTTTATGGGGTAAAAAGCCTTCTGGATTCAGAAGGTAACTCCTTACAACATTGGTATCCTTATTACAAAGATAATGAAATAGTTTCTTATAAAATAAGGAAGGTTAAAACTAAAGATTTTAGATGGGTACATCTTAAAGAAGTAGATAATAAAAACTTATTTGGACAACAGCTTTTAAGTAAATCTAATAGAAGAATCCTTACAATTACAGAAGGTGAATGTGATGCTATGGCAATCTATCAGATACTTGGTAGCAAATTCCCCGCATTATCTGTTAATAATGGGATAGGTTGTCTCAATGAAATTAAGTCCAAGATAGAGCTTATAGAATCATTCTCTGAAATAAAGATTTGTTTTGATAATGAGGAGCGAGCTAGGGAAATAGCTAGAAAGGTAGCTGAATTAATTCCAGGTAAAGCCCAACTAATTATACTCCCTGAAGAATATAAAGATGCCAATGAGATGTTACTCAAAGGGCAGAAAGAATTATTCAGTAAATTATTTTGGTCGGCCCAACCTTATACACCTTCAGGTGTTGTTAACTTATCTAATAAAATCCATGATTTAACTTATAGAGAATATAAGAAATCTATTCCTTATCCTTGGGAAGGACTCAATAAAAAGCTTAGAGGGATTAGACAAGGTGAGCTGGTAATCATTACAGGTGGTACTGGTTTAGGTAAAACATCTGTTGTACGAGAATTAGAGCATTGGTTACTTAATAAAACTGAAGACAATATAGGTATTGTTGCCCTTGAAGAGAGCTTAGAACGTACTGCTGATGGTGTCTTATCTATTGAAGCTAATAAGCGGCTCTATATAGATGATATTCGTAAGAAGTTTGGTACAGAAGATTATCTTAAAGTATCTCAAAAAGTTCTAGGTGGCGATAATGAGAACAGGCTTTGGATTTATTCTCACTTTGGTGCAAATGATGTTGATGAAATTTTAGCTAAGATTAATCACATGATAGTGGGATGCGATTGTAGATGGATCATATTGGATCACTTACATATGATTGTATCGGCATCTGATGAGAGGAATGAAAGAGCCTTGATTGATAGGGTGATGACTCAACTTAGAAAGACTGTAGAGAAGACGGGTGTGGGTCTGATATTAGTATCTCATTTAAAAAGAATTGAGGGTAATAAAGGCCATGAAGAAGGTGCATCAGTAGCTACTTCGCATATTAGAGGGTCTGGAGGTATTGCTCATTTAGCTGATTGTATTATTACTTTAGAGCGTAATCAGCAAGCTAAAGATGAGATTGAAGCGCATAGAACTAGGCTTAAAATTCTTAAATCTAGATATACTGGTGAAGTCGGGATAGCATCTTATCTTCAATATGATTCAAATTCAGGGAGATTAAGAGAGGTTGCTGATCCAGATGAAGAAGATTTTTCAACAGAAAATTATACTTCAGAGGATGATGATTCATTTGAAATTCCATTTTAGGAGAAGAGGTTATGAAGTCTTATGTCTTTGACATAGAGACAGATGACATCAAAGCCACAAGAATATGGTGTATATCAATATTAGATATTGAAACAGAAGAACAATTAACTTACGGACCTTCAGAATTATATGAAGGACTGAAAATGTTAAAAGAAGCAGATAAGTTAATTGGACATAATATTCTAGGTTTTGACATACCAGTAATTAGAAATCTTACTGGTGTTGATCTGTCCAATAAAATTGTAGTAGATACTTTAGTTCTTTCACGTTTACTTAACCCTATACGCGAAGAAGGGCATAGCCTTGAAGCATGGGGATTTAAATTAAAACTACCTAAGATTGAGTTTGAAGAGTATTCAGAGTTCTCAATGGAGATGCTTGAATACTGTGAGAGAGATGTCTTATTAAATTTTAAGGTATATAAATATCTTGGAGAGAAAGAATCTAAAGGGTTCTCAAGAAAATCTATAGAACTTGAACATGATGTAGCTAGTCTTGTGACTGATCAGAGGGAGCATGGATTTCTTTTTAATTTTAAACATGGTTCTACTTTATTAGTTAGTCTTGATATAGAACTGGATAAAACAAAAGAAGAAATACAAAAAGACTTTACAGCTAAAAAAGAAGTTATAGAAATCTTTCCTAAATATAATGATAAAGACCAGCTATTAAAAACAGGTAAAACTGCTGAAGGTAAAGGCATCAGGTTAACTGAAGCTGAACATATAACTATGGCAGAAGAATGCAAAGTTGTTCGCATTAATATCGAAGAGTTTAATCCTGGTTCTAGGAAACAAATAGGTATCTATCTTCAAGAGTTGGGCTGGAAACCTAAAGAGTTTACTCCTACAGGTCAGCCTAAAGTAGATGAAAAAATCCTTTCCAAAATATCTAACATTCCTCAAGCTGCCTTACTTGCAAAGTATTTAATGCTTCAAAAGCGTATAGCTATGCTTAAAAGCTGGCTAGATGAATTAGAACATGATGATCGGGTAAGGGGCTTTGTAAATCATAATGGCACTATTACAGGCAGGATGACCCATAGGAATCCCAACATGGCTCAAGTTCCTAGTACATCTTCTATATATGGCAAAGAGTTTAGATCCTGTTGGATAGTTCCTAAAAACTACAAACTTGTAGGAATAGATGCCAGTGGACTTGAACTAAGAATGTTAGCCCATTATATGAATGATCAAGGGTATACAAATGAAATTATTAACGGAGATATACACACCGCTAACCAAAAACTTGCAGGGCTTGAATCAAGAGATCAGGCAAAAACTTTCATCTATGCCCTTATATACGGAGCAGGAGATGAAAAGCTTGGAGCTGTGGCTAAAGGAAGTAGAAGAATTGGGAAAAGACTTAGAGAATCTTTTATCGCTAATCTTCCATCATACAAGCATCTTAAAAATAGAACTGAAAGAGAAGCAAGAACAGGAAAGATTAAAGGATTAGATGGAAGAATGCTCTTTGTTCGTAAAGAGTACAGTGCATTAAATACTTTACTTCAAAGCGCAGGATCTATTGTGATGAAACAAGCTCTTATAGTTTTCAATGATTTAGTATCTAACCTAGATGCTAATGTAGTTGCTAATGTACATGATGAATGGCAAGTAGAAGTGCATAAAGATCATGCTGAATTAGCTGGAGATTTAGGAGTACAGGCAATAATAACAGCAGGAGTACAGCTTGGGCTTAATTGCCCTTTAGATGGGGAGTTTAAGATAGGAAATAATTGGAGTGAAACACACTAATGAATACAGTCGTTAAAGATATAAATAAAACTTTAGAGGCTTTATCGGTAGGTGACTTAAAACTTTCTGAAGAACTAATAGAACAGTTTGGAGAAGATATTAAACAGTCGCTTAGAGAATGGTCTACACCTAGAGAACATACAGGGTTTTCAATAAGGGTATCTAACATAGGTAAACCCTTACGAAAGCTATGGTATGAAAAAAGAAATCCTTCTGAGGAACCTATTTCAGCATCGTTAAGTCTTAAGTTTTTATATGGGCATATACTAGAACATCTTGTATTAATGCTTGTAAAACTTTCAGGCCATGCTGTTTCTGATCAACAAAAAGAAATAGAAGTTAACGGTATTAAAGGGCACCTGGATTGTAAGATAGATAACAAAGTAGTAGATGTTAAGTCTGCTTCTCGCTTTGCCTTTTCTAAGTTTGAGAAAGGATTATTACCTGAAGATGATCCTTTTGGTTACATTATGCAATTAGCTACTTATGAACATGCAGAAGGTGCTGAAGGTGGTTATTTTCTAGTAATCAATAAAGAAAGTGGAGAGCTATGTACTTATGAACCAGAACAACTAGATAAACCTGATATACCTAATTTTGTTAACCATGTACTAACTTCTTTAGAATCTATCAATAAACCTAATAGATGCTTTCCTACAGTGGCTGAAGGTAAAAAAGGTAATAGGAGAATCAATAAGAATTGTAATTACTGTGAGTTTAAAAAGGACTGCTATCAAGATTCTAATAATGGCAAGGGTCTTAGAGTATTTAATTATTCTAAAGGGCCGCTATTCCTTGAAACGGTTGTATCAGAACCCAGAGTAGAAGAAATATATGAATGGTAAAAAAGCTAAAAACTTAAATGTTCTAGCAACTAAGCTATTAAAAGATTGGATTATTAGAAATACAAGTAGTTCTGAGGATTTTGATGATTCTCAATTGGAAAGATATTTACCTCAAGATACTCATTTTATAGATGATGAAGGTAGAAAAACTAATTTCTATACTAAAAAATGGACGGTGAAAAAATTAAAGAAGATTCTAAAAAAACAGGGAAACATTCCAGAAAATCTAACCATAGAGGAGATGCTGCAAATATAAGATCAGGTTATAGAAAGAAAAGAATAACCAGACCCCAACTTAAAAAGTCTCCAATTGAAGGCTATGATTCTAATTGGGAGTATTTATTACATACTTCTATATTAAAAGATTGGGCTATTCATACTGAAACTATTGAATATACAGTAGAGCATACTTATCACCCTGATTTCATAAGAGTCTTAGATGGTAGGAAAATCTTTTTAGAGGCTAAAGGTAGATTCTGGGATCATTCTGAGTACAGTAAATACACTTGGATAAAAAAGAAAATGCCTGAAGATACAGAATTAGTATTTCTTTTTGCAGAGCCTACTGCTCCTATGCCTCAAGCCAAGAGAAGAAAGGATGGTACGAAACGCACCCATTCAGAATGGGCTGAAGCTAATGGGTTTAGATGGTATAGCTCCCACAGCATACCTAAAGATTGGATTGATGTTGAATCTGAAATAGAAGAAGACCCTGAATATGTGTTGGAGGTGGAATGAAAAGATTAAATGATGTTACTGAAGAAGAATGGGATGAAGCTTATAGAAGGGATCATGCTAGAAAAAAGAAAGAATGGTCTAATAATCCTGGTGTATCAGATGGATCAACAGCTAAGTATTATGAACTGCCTGAACATGCTGAAGAACTACAAGATCTTATTTCATATAAAGATATGAATGCCCAGATAGGTGAGATCTTTCGTAGTTGTTACAGATATGGAGAAGTCTCCCATAGCGATAAGATGAGGGATATAAATAAGGTTATCTTTTATGCTGAAGCTGAGAAAAAGAAATTATCCAGAGAGAGAAACAGATGAATAAACCATGAATTAAACAGAGTTTTATATTCAAAGGAAAGGTTGGGCGTGTATATGATGGGGATACTTTGTATGCAACCCTGCAGTTAGGCTTTGATATATTCAAATACTCTTCTATAAGGGTGAGTGGTATCGATACCCCTGAACTCAGGGGAAGTAGTCCTGCTGAAAAGGTATTAGCTAGGGCTGCTAGAGATAGAATGAAAGAACTTTGTGGTAAAGAAGTTTGGGTAGAAAGTCTTAATGGTGGAGAAGAAGATAAATATGGCAGGGTACTTGCCAGTATCTACCAGATAGATGGTACGAACATCGCTGATGTCTTGATAGCAGAAGGACATGCAGTGAAGTATAGAGGTAAAAAGAAAACACACAAGTGGGTTTAAACAGGAGAAAATAAAATGGGACTGATTGATTGGGTTAAAAACTTAGTAGCTAAATTCTGGGCTGGCTTAGAAAGATTTGTTGCTGATGAAACAAAGTATCTGGCTGAACAGAAAACCAAGGAAAAAGTTAAAGAGAAAGTAACAGAAAAGGTAGAGGAAAAAGTAGAAGATGTTAAGGAAGCTGTTTCTGAAGTTGTGGGAAAAGTTAAAGAAAAGGCGACTACCAAAGCTAAAGCTGTTAGAAAGAGAGCTAGAACCAGCTATGGTAGATATATTGCTGATGATCCTTCGACTGAAAAGAACGAAGCTTACGAAGACAAGTAGACTATATCATTATGTATCACTATATTATCTTGCCTTGATACACAAGTAGCTTCTACAGAAAAATTTCTTTCAATATGCTGCTTATAAGCGGCACACTCATCTATTTGCTGATCACCTTCAAATATTTTAAATATATGCCAAGTTAATTCAGCTATCAGGTATAAGGTAGTGGTCATAAAAAGCCAACCTAACACCCATTAAATAGGGAGGTATTAGTTTAGATCGGTGCTAAGTTGGCTTCAAGGGGGTACTCTATAAATTAGAGTATCAATTATTGTATCACAAATATTAGCTATGCTATACTTTTTGTGGTTTTGTGGAAAACCCCGCCTTTTAGGCGAATAAGAAACCCTGGTATTGTCCCCCTTTACTGGGGTTTTTTATGTCCACTATCTACTCAGGTAGGCTTCTTTCATCTGGATCTCTTTCACAATCTACATGATCATTGCTTGTTTTAAGTGTAAATGCCCCATCTACAAATGGAATCCCTGATGGTAGGGTTACACTGTATGCCCTTTCCCCACATAAAGGGACTGATGAACAAGCTGAAAGAAAAAGAACGAATATAAGAACAAAAATAAAGAATGAAAATTTCATAAGGATTACTCAACTAGGGGTGTATTTATATTAACCATTCTTGGAATACAGTAAGCTGTTACATTCTGATTCCTTTTATATCGTTTGTTTCTTGGCCCCATTCTACCTTCTTCAATAGCCAAGGCAAATTCATTACAGCGATAAACACTTCTGAACAACATACGATCATCTGATACTGTCTCCCCGCTGACAATGACAACGAGTAAAAATGCCATGATCACTATTCATTTTGCCCCGTTTTCTATAATCCAAACAAATGCAAATATAAAGGCCATGAAAACAACCCACGCAAAGACAACTGTCCCACCCATCTTTAAAATTTTATTAATTTCTCGCCGCCTGAGTTTAATTCTAGCTACTTCTTTCTCATGGGCGAGTCGAGACTCTTCCATCCTAGACTTAACAGCCTTATATAGATCCCCCTGACCCTGCATAAGGCATATGTCTTGAAACTGCCTATCAAAGTTAATTAGCTGACGCTTGGCAGACTCCATTGCCAGTGCTTCTTTATATGACATTGCACCAGCTTTAGCTCTTTCGACACTTTGATATTTCTCGTTAGCTTCCCCCCATTTTCCTACTAAAGTCTGTAAAGACTGAGCATGTCCCGCGCTTTCCTTTAGTGTGTTTAATCCATCATTAAGGATTTTTAGGGCGCTTATTACGGCAGCGACTTCGCCAATCACAACCTATGCTAGAGCTTCAAGCCTTTGACAAAGCCTCTCTGCTCTATCTCCTACTTGAGTATGCCAACGACTGTCACGAGCTTCAGCTCCTGCAGTAGCCCAATCATGTTGTTGTATGGCTTTCAAATGTTTAGCAAACTTGCTATATCTAGGTCTACCCAGGTTAAACATCATATTGACACAAACTTCCTGTACTTCATCAGGAAATTCATCCCAAGTATCTGCACCAAACAAAACTTTACACTCCACAATAGAAGTATCTAAATCTTTTTGAAATACTTCCCATATCCTTTCATCATCTACAGGCGTACCCATAGGCATACCATGTTCAGGATCTCCTTCTAGTATTGCATGGCCTATGCCAAAAGTAGGTACATCCTCAGAGCATAAATAACATTCATGCTTAATGCCTTCATCTATCTTTAACTGTTCAAATACATTTTCTCTGGATTGTGGGTTCATTTGTTAACCTTCGCTGTACCATCTTTTAAATATTGGGCTGCTATCTCTTGAGCTTCTTCCATTGATTTATCCCCAATACTAAAGCCTACTTGATTATTATGTACATCCATTTTTATACCTAGTACACCTTCCCCTGTAACTGTACCAAGGCCATAGTCTCTGGCATTTATAATTTTAAGGGCCACGTTTGGGTTTTTAGTTTGAGCTGCAGCCCAACCAAGCATGATATGTCTAGCAGCATCTCCCCTACCTCCTACCTGAGTATGCTCTCCAAAAGTCTTACCAAAATTAGTAGCTGCTCTTATATGTTCTTCACTAAAGCCTAGCTTTTTAGCTATTGCCATTTGGTTTTTATCGCCTATAGCAGAAACACTATGGGCTTTTTCTGCAAGATCTTTTAAGAATCCTCCTTTTTCAAACCCTAATCTTTGCATAGGAGTAGAAGCCCTGCCTCCTCCTGCAAGACCTAATCTTTTAATAGGATCTTCTTCATCTCTAAAAGGAATCCCTGCTTGAAGGTTGTATGGAAGTCCAGTCATTCTATCTATTCTTTCATCAGGCTCTGGTGCTGCATTAGGTACATCTACTTCACCACCTTTGGCTTTATTTAATCTTGTACCCTTTTTATATGCACCTTCAGCAAAAGCCCTAGCTTCTTTTACATTATCAAACTCAATATATTCACCTGTTTTAAGGGCATATCTAATAGCTTCTTTACTAGAAAGTTGTTTAAGTTTTCCTGGCTCTATTTCTACAATAGTAGGATAAACAATCTCTTTACCATCTACTTCAGCAGAAGCCATCATGTGTGTAGAAGGTCTACCCTTTTCAAGTTCTATAGTTAATTCAGGATTAAAAATACGTTGGACGAAGTTTAAATGTGCATTATCTTTTAAGTGTTGAGATACTTCTTCTTTAATCCCACCACCTTCAGCCCTGTTTAATCTGGCAGGTTGTACTTCTTTTTCAATACCTAAAAATTCTAGAGATCCTTTTCTGAACTCTTTAGATTTTTCCTTTAACCACTCGGTATAAGCTTTCTTGGCTTCAGGGGATACAAAACCTAATGCCCCATAGCCAGGAATCTTCTCTCCCATAATTCTTAAAAAATCACCTCTTTTAATTATCTTATAAAGATCATTACCTACTGGACCTCCCCATGCTGAGTACATTGCTACAGGATCTTGATAAACCTCTGCAGCTTTCCTACCTCTTGTAAAGAGATCTTCAACAATACCGTTACCGCCCCATCTCCTTATAGCGGCCATATATATTTCTAAAGGGGATTTATTTTCTTCAGACTTACCATGTGATCTAGCCCAGTTAGTCCATCGGGCTACTTCAGTCATTATTAACCCTGCA